GTACTCCCTCACCCACTCAGCCATTATTCCATCCATGATCTGAGTCGCCGTGATTGTCGCTTTTTGATTGCCGAGTATGCGCTCGCTGAACTCCCTGGCCGTAGTATCCCAGAGTGTTGTCAGGGTTGTTTGATGCGCTGATCGTGATCACCAGATGCCGGTACTGGCTGCCCATTATCAACAGCCTTGGCCGCCTCGTTCATTGATCGACGTATCTCACGTCGCAGGCGTACTTCATAGCGCAACACCAGCCGGTCAAGTAATAGGTTCTGTAGCCGCTGCTCTCGTTGCCTGCTGTTACCCGTTAGTGTTGCCATCGTCAACCCTCGGGGTGAATGCTCTGGCTGGGTTAATCATGTCACGTGCAACTTGATCACTAATAGCAGGGAATGCTGCGTTCACTAATGCTATTGCAGACTCATACGGCAGCTCACCATTAGCAACCAATTGAACGATCTCAGACAAGCTGCTGATCCTGTGCACCGTTCAGTGCAGTGTCTTGCACTTTATCATTGCCTGCCACACTGGGCACAGCACCATCGCCAAAGGCCTCAGCCGCCGCGTCTTCAGGGTCTTGATCTGGATCAATAATATCAAAGTTAAGAGGTATGCTGTTGGACGGTATGTATATCGTTTCGCCGCCAGTAGTGGGCTCAAAACCCTTAATCTCACGGCGCTCGTTGATCGTCAGGTCGGTTGATTGGTCGGCCATGGTCCAAAGCTCTTTCCGCTTCTCAGCAATCGCCGGTACTTGCTCGAGGTCAATGTCCAGCAATATTCCGCCGAACGATTCAGACAGCCAGCCGTTAAGCTCATCCCTGATGTAGTGGATCATCGGGATTATCGTCTCTTCATAAAACGCTAGCCGAGCCTCCCGGTAATTGCTGTACGTTGAGTCGCCCGGTATGTTGAGCAGCAAGGGCGGCACGCCAAGGGCAAGCGATATGTCACGCGCTGCGCTGTACTTGGTCTCTATGATCGCCACGTCTACAGGAGACAGCCCCATCTGTGTCCACTTTAGGCCGCCTTCCAGTAGCATCGGCCTTCCAGCGTTCGTGCTGCCTGTGTACTTCTCGTCTATCTCAGCCTTTAGCCGATTGAATTGGTCATCCGTTAACGCCCCCTCGCCAAGCTCCATAGCGCCCGACGGGGCCGCGCCGTTCTGGAGCAAAGACTGCATCCACTGCATCGACTCGTTGTGCTGGTCTACAGCATACGCCCCGGCCATTAACGGACTCATGCCGTACCAGTCATCAAGCGGATTGAATGACTTGATGTGCCGGATGTCGCTCTCCCCTGTGCGTGGGTCTGCGTCGAAGTCTGCGCCGGAGCTTCCAACGCTGAACCGGTAGCCAGCAGGAAAGCCGGTCGCGCTTGGCTTTACTTGCATACGGTCAGGTCGCAACGCATACAGCTCGCGAGGTTGCTGGCCAACCATGACCCGTTCCATGTACCCATTGCCCGAGATCCTGAAGAAGCCGACAAGGGCGCGCATGAATTCAGGGCCGGACTGCAACGGGTTAGGCTGTCGGATAAGGTCAAGCAGGCCGCTTACCTTCACCTCATTTCCTCGCGCATCTTTAGCAATCCATTTCATCGCAGCAATGGCGTCGCCGGTCTTGTTGATCGCCTGGAAGGCCACAACGTTCTTTTGATAGCCTTCTTCCGCGTATTTTTTAGCTCCAATCTTGTCGCTGCCAAGCGACCACTGTGCTTGGTTCTTGCCGGTGAACATAACCGGGCCTGCCCGCGATTCTTTGGCCTGCGCCGGTTTACGCTTAAACCAGTCTAACATTGGTCGCCCTGCATGCTATTGAATTGTGTGTCAAGTTTAACGGATATATGCTCGTGATCATAGTGAGCGAACTCGTGGGCGTTTTGCGACGTTCAATTCGTCAAACGCATCGGATGCCGCGTCTACTATGTCATCGTGTGATCCATCAGGGAATGATTCAAGCTCTTTAAAGAAGTCTTCGTTCCAGCCGCCCCGGATAACCTTCACATTGCCGGCTTGTGACTGTGACGCAAAGGGCCGAGCCCTTACTTCTTTGTCACCCGAAACCGTTCTAGCTACTACGTCATACTCGGACAGCATAGCGGTCTGACTTCGAGCCTGGCTTTTGCCCGCCTGCCCTGGGTCTTGTGCCAGCCTAACCTTTACGCTTTTACCATCTTGGAAAGCTGTGTTCTTGATTGCTTTATCTACCTGCGGCGAATCTTCCCTAAACCTTTCCATGCCAAGTATGTACCATATTCCGTTATCTGCCTTAAGCATCTTAACGCCAACTGTCCAATCTGGGTCGCTGGCTGTGCCTTGTTTCTTTTTGGTGCCCGCTTGATCCCATGCCCTCACCATTTGACCACCTACAGGGGCCGCGTCTATAACCTCAAAGTCTGAACGCTTAAAATATGTTCCCGCCGATGCCCTGATGTTCCAGTTGCCGTCAAGTAGTTGCGCCCGCTCTACCCTTGTCATTGCCATGAGGTTGGCTAGATATTGAGGGTCTGAGTCCATTAGGATTTTATTGTCTTGCAGGCTTGACGCTATAAACGTAAATGACTTTGGGATTCGATCCGGGTTTTCGTCGGTCAGCTCTTTGCTCGCGTCGGCCCATACAACGTCATCGCCTTCAATAACAAAAAATCTAATAACTCCCGATCTCTCTTTAATCGCGTAGCCGTTTTCATCAATCCACCAGTCTATCCACCGCCGTACCCAGTGATCTGGGTCAGGGTTTAATGTTGCCCTTACTCTTGACTTCGCGCCACTCATTGAGCGGTTACGGGACAGCATGTAAATGAATTGCTTCCATGTGAAGTGAGTCAGTTCATCAAAGCATATCAGGGGAATTTGGCTTCCCTGATAGTCAAACCGGTTTTTCTCGTGCTCCATGTGCGCAAAAGTGACTTTGGCACCGGATGGAAACCGCTGCGTTAAATCATTCTGGTTAGGCTTTGCACCGATTGTTGCGTATAGGTCTGTCGCGGTATCCCATAGAGCGCCTTCGCTTGTGACCTGCTTGGTGGTGCGTCGGAATATCACAGATCCAAACGCCCCGTTGTTTATGTCGTATAGCTGCTCAAGAAGAATGGCATAAGTCTTGCCACCACCAGCAGCTCCACCGTAAAAAACGATGTCAGCGTTTGATTTTAAAAACTCAGTTTGCGGCCCTGGCTGCGGCTCAATCGCTGTCATTTTTCTGCGGCAGGATTACGACCGGGGATTGAGGGGTCATGCTGCCGTCAGTGCTGCTGTGGTCATGCTCTTGACGCTGGCTGTGCCTCTTGGGCGACATGCGCTCTGCTGCCCACTTATAACCGTCCATTGCTGCCCTGGCTGATTGAGGGTCTAGCCCTTCTTCAAGCGCCCTGAAAGCAACGTCAGCTACATTGTCGGCGTGAGCAAACCCCGCCGCGTCCCCTCGCCTGCATGTACTGCTCCGAAAACTGCCTATCTGTTTCTTCAATAAGCCGACCTGATACCACCCAGAGCAACACACTTGACATGACAGGGAAAAGCTCATTGTTGCATATGCGCCGCAAAGACTCACCACCGGCAAGTCGCTGGCAAATTTCATTCGCAATCTTTATTGTGCATCTTGTGGGCCTTGCCATATCACTGCAAAACCTGGTGCACATTTACGCTCAGGTCAGTGGAAGCCCCGGCGCTTGCAATGCGGATTTTGAACGGGGCGTCTACTGGAAAGCTAAACCGCTGCAAATCAGGGATTGATGTAAACGTGAAGTCTGTTGATACCGGCAATTCACTCAGATTTCCATCTGACTTCTCGGTATAGAACACAAAGCTCAGCGTAGCGCCGTCGAAGTCGCCATAGATTGCAATGGCCCTGTCACCTTGTAGCGTAAAGTATGACCCTGAAGGATAGTCACCGTTAGCTGTCAGGTTTTCCACCATGTTCAGCTCTTTGTACTTGCCTTGTATTTTCTTGCCCATGATTCAATCCTCTGTGATGTTCTTCTGCCTGTCGATTATCTTATCACTTATTCTATAGTTGAAGGTACTCGGCTCAACCCCAACGCCGCTATGTGATCCTGCGCTGACTCCAACCGGCCGCCTAAGATCACCGCGATAACATCAGGCGTTGCCTTGCCGCCGTTAATCTGTAGCAATGCCTGAGCCCTTGTGGCTGCTTCTACGTCCATGTCCGGTGCGTGGTCAGGGGCTTGTAATGGCTGGCCAGCAAGCTCTGCAAAGATAGGTTTGGCGACTGTAGAGCATACGGCGTACAAGTTGCCTTCAGCGTCCTGATAATTTGCTGCGCCGAATGTCTGATCGTCTGCGCTGGACTCGCCGAGGCATAGAGCTAGTTGATTAGCGTCTGCAATATGGGCGACAGGCGAAGCAATGGTAGCGCGTTGTTTATATTCTGTGGTCATTTTTAATATCCTCCTTCGACGCTTACTGTCCAGCCCCGTGAACGTAGCGTATCAATAGCCGGTTGCCCTGTATCTACAGAGGGGGCCGAGCCTCCTGACTGATAAAATACTCTTGTTCCTGCTGCGATTCCTGACGTGACCAGTGAAACCAGGATGCCGTCTATGCTGGTTTGGTCTAGTGCCGTGTTGTAGAAAGCGTATGAGAAGTCCCCGCCTTTAATGTTATCAAAAGCGTTGGCTGGGAAGCTGGTCAGTGATGAGCATTTATACCACGCGGCATTAAAATCAGTCCCACTGGAAGTATCGATTAAATGGGAAGCTTGTTAGTGATGAGCAGTCACGCCACGTGTAAACGAAAACCCAGTCCCGCTGGAGGTATCT